GGCCAGCCTCCTGACCGACGCCCAAGTGACGTCGGTCGTGGAGACCCTGGTCTACATCAGCTGATCCTCTGAGAGGAAAAGCCTGAATGGGAAAGCAGCATCTTGAGGATGTCGAACTCTCAGCGATGAGGGTCTTGCTTACGCAGCTCCGCCCGAGTGTTAAGTTTGATGACTGGGTCCACTACGTGAACCTCGACATCGATCCTAACACGTACAGCTCTCTGGAGCAGTTCAAAAGGGACTACGCCGTTGTTGCCTTTCTGCGCAAGTGGAAAGGCTTCAAACTTCAAAGCGTAAACCCCGAATGGGCCGCTTTCAGTACTTGGATGATATCCGAGAAGCAGTGCTTTCAGACTAATAGGAGACTTGACTCTGAGTCGTCGACAGGTTGCTACTCTGTCGCGCCTGCTGCAATAGTTGCAGCTCAGCGTAAAATAGCTCAGATACTCGGTCCCTTGAAACCTGAAAGGATTGCTGAGTTGTGCCGGTTCGGCAACGGTGCGACCTACGACTTGCGTCGTGGTAGCACTCACGCCGAGAAATCTCGCAGACCATCCATAACCTTCGATGCGATACCCTGGGCATGTCATACACTAGCTGGTGATGACTACCTGGGATCGCTCGTCGGTCCCCTTGACAACCTTAAGGTTGTTTCGGCAAACCGTATGGTTATGGTACCAAAAACCGCAAAAACCCATCGCCCGATAGCAGCTGAGCCTACACTGAATAGTTTTATTCAGCAAGGTTTCGGTCGCTATATAAGGCATAGGTTGAAACGGTTTGGCGTAGATCTGGATGATCAGACGGTCAACCAAGATCTCGCTAGTAGGGCTCGTATCGATGGCCTAGCAACCATCGACTTAAGCTCTGCTAGCGACACGCTTTGCACTGCACTTGTCAGGCTGCTTTTGCCACGAGAGTGGTTTGAGGCGCTTGACTCGGTTAGGTGTAAATTTACTGAATATAAGGGTAAGAGATTCGCTTTATCGAAGTTTAGCAGTATGGGCAATGCCTACACTTTTGAACTCGAGTCGCTTATCTTTTACTCCCTGTGTTCAGCAGTTTGCACCGGCAGTGTTGTCTCAGTATACGGCGATGACCTTGTCGTGCAAAGCAGCGATTACCATTCAGTGTTAGAAATACTAACCTGGGCGGGATTCACTGCAAATGCAAGAAAGTCATACAGTGCTGGGAGTCGTTTCTTTGAGTCTTGCGGCAAGCACTATTTTGATGATCAGGAAGTTACTCCCTGTTATC